CCTTGCGCTATTTGAAAAAAAGTAGTATAAATCGCTTACTATACAATTATTAATTTGATGTAGACGAGTATAGTCGACGGCCTAAAGACTACATCATATAAATTAGGAGGATATAATCATGGCAACAACATTGTTTAGAGGCCCGGTATTAGTAGGGAAGAAAAACGAAGCAGGAAAAACTGGATTCAATATAGAACAGAAGGATTCAAATTACACTGTCGTTATTTCTACTGATTCTGGAAAAACCTTTTTATCAAACACTACGGATGTAGTATTCACACTACCCGCAATTGCTATTGGGAATGTATTTACATTTGTCAATACAGCAGGAGATGGTGGAAACAACTTAACCGTTAGTCCCAATGGGTCTGATGGTATTTTGTACTTAGGATCTTTAACCGACGATAAAGACGTTGTTAATACTGCAAGTACATCAAAAGTTGGAGACTATGTGACCATTGCATCTCTGAACTCAACTGTTTTTTGGACAGTTGTAGATGTTCAAGGTGTTTGGGCTAAAGAGTCTTAATAAATAAACTGTGAGCTCCTTCGGGAGCTCACAGAACTAGGAGAATAATAAATGAGTCCAACAGACGTAAAACAGACCATTGCAATTAGTTCAACGGATACTTTACAAAAGTACATAGGAACTGTGGCTACTGATATTGGAGTTGCAAGAATTAAAGCCGTGCAGGCACAATCAAGTGCAGCCGATGCTAGTGTAAAAATTTATAACGCTACGGATGCGACTACAGCCAGTACTTTGGTATTTGAAGCTAAATGGGCTACAGCAGCGAATGAAAGTTTTACTTTCTACCTTCCTCCAAGAGGTATCTATTGTAGCACTGCTATGCACGCGGTTCTCTCGAATTGTGATTTTTTAGTAGTTACATTCGATTAAGGAGGGCATTTAAATGGCTACTTCAGGGACAACGACTTTTGAGAAGTCGTTCTATATTGATCAAGTAATCGAAGATGCTTACGAACGAATCGGTTTGCAAGCGACCTCGGGTTATCAATTAAAAACAGCTAGACGATCCTTAAACATTCTTTTTCAAGAATGGGGAAATCGAGGAATTCACTATTGGGAAGTAGGAGACACCAACATTAGTCCGGTTGAAGGTCAAGCGGTTTACAAGCTTTATCGTTCGGCAGCGGATGCTACTGCTGGCGGAAGTGATCAAGCAACAACCGTAAATAATGCTAATTCATCCGAGACCATATATGGTTTATCGGATATTTCTCAATGTGAATTTAGAACTTACATTAATAATACAAGTGGCACTCAAGCTGATTTGGCGATGACTAAAATTGACCGTTCAACATATGCCGCTTTTTCCAATAAGCTAACGAAAAGCACACCTACTCAATTTTGGGTTCAACGTTTTATTGATAGAACAACTTTAACAATTTATCCGACTCCTAATTCTACAGCGGCGGCAGCAACAAGTAAATTACATATTTATTTTACCAAAAGAATCGAAGATTCCGGAGACTATACTAATGTAGGTCAGATTCCTTATCGTTTTGTTCCTTGTATGGTGGCAGGCTTAGCTTTTTATTTAAGCCAAAAATATAGTCCACAACTGTCTCAACAAATGAAATTATATTATGAAGATGAATTAGCTAGATCTTTGGCTGAAGATGGATCTGCTGCTAGTACTTATATAACCCCTAAAACTTATTATCCGAGCGATTAATGGCAAAATTTTCACAAGGTCGATATGCATTATCCATTTCTGATCGATCAGGTCAGGCTTTTCCTTATTTGGAAATGGTTAAAGAATGGACGGGAGCATGGGTTCATATTTCTGAATATGAAAAAAAATCTCCTTTAATAAGTCCAAAACCGTATGGAGCTGATCCTCAAGCTTTACAAAGAGCACGACCAGCACGAACGGAATTTTATACACCAACCATTTTACCGAATAATCCTTTTACCACTACGGGTTCTTCGACTACAGTAACTGTCGATCAACCTGATCATGGCCGTTCGACGGGAGATGCGGTTCGTTTTAGAAGTGTGGTATCTTCAATAGGTGGAGTAACACCGTCTATTTTTATGCTAGAAACAACTTTAGCTTCGGATCTTACGGATTCGGCAACGACGATGACTTTAACAGATTCATCTGCTTTTCCTTCCACAGGATATATTGTCGTTCAACCAGGAGCCAATGATAATGAAACTATTAAATATACAGCTAACAATACAGGCACCGGAGTTCTTTCTGGTTTAACACGAGGTTCTTCAGCACCGACTTATAATTTAACTCCTCAAACAACTACGGCTTCGGCACATGATTCAGGCGTAAAGATAAGAGGATCTTATTCAATTACCAAAGTGGATGATAATAGCTATACCTTTACATTGGTCACTGCCGCTAGTAAAACACAAACAGGAGGAGGTTATCCGGCTTTTGCAGGGCCGGTTAACGCTAGAGCATAATGGCAGGATTTACATACGCAACATTAACCACAGCAATTGGTAGTTATACCGAAGTAGGAACCAGTGTTTTTACATCAACGATTACAGATCAATTTATTGAAAATTCAGAATATCGTATTATGCGCGATTGTCCTATTGATGCAGATCGAAAAGCTCAAACAGGGAATTTAGTTACAGGTCAATCTACAATTAACGCTCCTGCAGGCTGCTTGTTTGTAAGGGGTGTGCAAGTTTATACTTCTACAAGCGTTGCTACAGGGGCCAATGAATGGCTTGAAAAAAAGGATAGAACCTATTTACAGGAATATATTCCTACTGAAACAGCGACGAATCCCCCTAAATATTATGCAATGTTTGGTGGTGCAACAGGAACGACAGATACGACTTCAGGACGTATTATGTTTGCACCAGTTCCTGACAGTACGTATGTATTTAAGGTGCATTTTAACGCAAAACCAACAGGTTTAAGTTCGGGTAATACTACTACCTATCTTAGTCAATATTTTCCAGCAGGCCTTTTATATGCGTGCCTAATAGAGGCTTATGGCTTTTTAAAAGGTCCGATGGACATGTTGACACTTTATGAAAATAAGTATAAACAAGAATTAGAGAAATTTGCTGCGGAGCAAATTGGAAGACGGAGACGGGATGATTATACGGATGGAACGATTCGAATACCCATTCAGTCACCAACACCGTAATAGGAGATAAACATGGCAATAACATCGGCAATTTGTAACAGTTTTAAACAAGAAATTTTAGAGGCTGAACATAATTTTACTGCATCGAGTGGGAATACTTTTAACTTAGCATTATACGATAGTGATGCAACTTTAAATAAATCTACAACGGCTTATACAACTTCAGAAGAATTAGCTGATAGTGGAGGATATACGGCAAAAGGAAACGCTTTAACAAGCGTGACTCCTGTATTGTCTACTGATACAGCGATTTGTGATTTTGCAGATACAAGTTGGACTTCAGCTTCGTTCACTGCGCGAGGTTGTTTAATTTTTAATGATTCACATGCAAGTGACGCTTCGGTCTGTGCCATTGATTTTGGTGGAGACAAAACCGTTACTAGTGGAACTTTTACAGTAGAATTTCCAGCTGCGGCAGCTTCAACAGCAATCATACAGATAGCGTAAGGAGCCTTTCCTTATGGCTGCAACATGGGGCACTAATGTTTGGGGAGCTAATTCTTGGCAATCTGAAACAGTCACAGTTACATTAACCGGCGTATCAGCAACTTCATCTGTTGGAAGCGTTACAGCTTACCAAACTCAAGGATGGGGTAGTGATTACTGGGGATATGAAAACTGGGGTGAATCAGCAATTACGGTTTCACTTACAGGCGTTTCAGCAACTACAACTTTAGGAACCGTTGATGCTTATGTTCAACCTGGTTGGGGTACTCTTGAATGGGGATATAATGGTTGGGGATCAGTTGACGAAGCAGTCGTTAGACCAAGTGGAGTTTCAGCAACTACAAGTGTAGGAGCAATTACACCTGCGGATGTTATGGGACTTACAGGAGTCTCAGCTACTACTTCTTTAGGAACCGTTACAGCGGTTGCGGATGTAACAGTCTCTTTAACAGGGGTTTCAGCAACTACTGCTGATGGTTCATTAAATATAATAATTGGAGTTCCTTTAACGGGAGTTTCAGCGACATCAAGTCTTGGAACACCCACTGCACGATCCTATAATACAACTACTTTAACTGGAATTTCTGCTACTACGGCCGAGGGAAGTGTAACAATTACTTCGAATCCTACCGTTCAACCTGCTGGAGTTTCAGCTACCTCTAGTGTAGGGGCTTTGGATCCTGCTGATGTAATGGGACTTACA